TTATGCCAAAGCCATCCTCAAAGACCCAGAAGTTTATTTCACTCCAGAAGTGATGGAGAAGTTAGATGTTGCAGCCAGAAAAGAGTTCTCGTATGGTTCAGGTGATACCGAAGATCCTGCACCAGGACATCTGTCAGAGCTTGATCCTGTCGTTTGAACAGTCTGATCAAAAAGAACGAGTAGATCATGATGCAAAGCCAAGGTTCACTCAGGTGAACTTTGGCCAAAATCCTTATCTTGTACAGAGAGCCAAGGCTGCTATTGACATCTACAGAGAAATTCTAGGACCTAGATCATGGTATCTGCCTCCTTTGAAATTTATGGAACAGTTTCGTGTTAAAAAATACGATCCAGAAACAAACGATCGGTTTGATGAACACGTTGATGTTATAAATCATGCAACTGCACGGCGATGTCTTGCACTCCTCTTCTATCTGAATGAAGTGGAACAAGGTGGGGAGACAGAGTTCCGTCTTCATGGTAAGATGATTAAACCAGAGCCAGGTTCAGTCCTGGTATTCCCTCCTACATGGGAGTATCCCCACGCAGGCCGTCCCCCTGTGAGTGGACCAAAGTACATCATGAGCACGTATCTCCACTATGGATAGAGTCGAAACTACAATCCTCCGCAATCTGGTTCACGATGAGGAATATCTCCGTAAGGTGATTCCCTTCATTGAACCAGATTATTTTTCTGATCATACGGATCGTGTGATCTTTCAGGAGATTGCAGAATTCATTGTCAAGTATGATAAACCTGCAACTCAAGAAATTCTCAACATTGAATTGGAGGATCGTACAGACGTAACCGAAGAAGAATATAAATCGGCCAAGGAATTTATTGGTTCCCTTGGTCCAGTTCCTACGAACAATGAGTGGTTGATGGATACCACTGAGAAGTGGTGTCGTGACCGTGCAATTTATCTTGCACTAATGAAGTCCATCAAGATTGCAGATGGACAGGATGAAAAGAAAGGCCGAGATGCAATTCCTAGTATCCTCAGTGATGCTCTGTCGGTTTCTTTCGATAACCATATTGGACACGATTACCTAAACGACTATCAAGAACGCTATGAGGCCTACCACCGCAAAGAAGATCGCATCCCGTTTGATCTCGAATACTTTAATAAAATCACAAAAGGTGGTCTACCTAACAAGACTCTCAACATCGCACTTGCTGGTACAGGTGTCGGGAAGTCTCTATTCATGTGCCACATGGCTAGCTCCGTGTTGCTCCAAGGACGGAACGTTCTCTACATTACAGCTGAAATGGCAGAGGAAAAAATTGCTGAACGAATTGATGCGAATCTCCTGAATGTAAATGTTCAGGAGTTGACTGATCTTCCCAAGGTAATGTTTGAGAAGAAAGTAAATAATCTTGCTAAGAAGACTCAGGGTCAACTTATCATCAAAGAATATCCTACTGCCACGGCCCATGCTGGACACTTTAGGGCACTTCTTAACGAACTTTCACTTAAGAAGTCTTTTAAGCCCGATATTATATTTGTGGACTATCTCAATATTTGTGCCTCTTCGCGTTACAAAGGGTCTTCCAATATCAATTCCTATACTCTTGTTAAGTCAATTGCTGAGGAACTTAGAGGGTTGGCTGTCGAGGCCCAGGTCCCTATCGTATCTGCCACCCAGACCACTCGTTCTGGTTATGGTAGCAGTGATGTTGAACTCACTGATACTAGTGAGTCCTTTGGCTTGCCTGCTACTGCTGATCTTATGTTTGCCCTTATTTCAACTGAGGAACTGGAAGAGTTGGGACAGATTATGGTGAAACAGTTGAAGAATCGTTATAATGATCCCACTATTAACAAGAGATTTGTAGTTGGTATTGACAGAGCCAAGATGCGCCTGTACGATTGTGAACAGTCTGCTCAGGAAGATATCCTTGACAGGAATGGGGACAACAGTTATGATGAACCCGAAAACAAATTTAAAAACAAATTCGCGGAGTTGAAATTCTAATGAGTGTTGATTACGGTAAGTATCAAGAGTTTGTAAATGAAGTCACTTCCAACCCAAGTAAGAACTATTACGATTTTGGCCAGCGCCTTGCGGTTCTCAACGATCAAGGATTTCCTACCGAGCGACTGCTTACTGCTGCTGTAGGTATGTGTGCCGAAGCTGGTGAGTTTACTGAGGTTGTGAAGAAGATTGTCTTCCAAGGTAAACCTGTGAATGAAGACAACCTGTTCCACCTGAAACGTGAACTGGGTGATATCATGTGGTATGTGATGCAAGCCTGTATGGGTCTCGGTGTGTCACTTGATGAAGTGGTTGAGATGAACGTTGAGAAACTTCTCTCGCGTTATCCTGAAGGTGCGTTTGACGTACACTTCTCTGAAAATCGTAAACAAGGTGATGTTTGATGGCACTATCTAAATCTGTTGAGGGATCCCTCAAAGAAGCTGAGGCTGCTCTACGCAATGCACTTGCATTTGCCGCACGTCAGGAAGAACCCTACGTCGGTAAACAAATCGCAGACATGATCATGAACATTGATCAGCTGCAAAAGATTGACAAGTTGTTTGATAAACTTGACAGTCGTGAACCAGGAAGTCGTGGTTCCTTTGGTACTTTCTTTGATGATGACGAATGAAAACTGTAACTCTTAATCTGTCCACCTATCAGGCCGCTGCGGTTCGTCAGGTATTGTTCGAATCCCAGAAAGGTTATTCTTATGGTGATGCATGTCCAGAACGTGTCTTTGAGATCCGTGAGGTAATCACTGATCTAGATGATGCAATTGAAACTGCACTGCAAGACTGATGATTAGTCTCTGGATCCACCTGAAAGCTTTCTTCATGGTTGTGGTATTGAACTGTGTTCAACCTGTCAACTGGAAGTATTGTTATCGGGTGGACCAGTGGTTAATACCAGATCTTGTAGATGGTTATCAACTATGGAAAGGTGAAAAACATCCTTATCAAAATGAAAAGGATTATCTCCAAAATAAATAAGAGGGCTCTGAGCCCTCTTTTTTTATGACTGTTTTATCCAGAAGAACGACAAGTGGGCAACCTGCTTGGAATGTTTATGTTGTAAACAAGTCGGATCGAGCAACAACAGACTATCCCATGAGGGGTACTGCTGTGATGTATAAGTCTACAACTCCAACAAAAGGTGATGACATACTTGCAACCTTAGTTCCTGGTAATCAAGTACGCATCACAAGTACGGCCACTTTTACTGTCAATGTAAGTAGACCTCTTGCACCAAGAGCTCAGAGAATGACCTGTGCAAAGGTTAGGTATAATGGAAAAGAAGGATATGTAAACATCGGTGCGATTGGAAAACCAACAACTCAACCAGATGATGTTGAGAGAAGGACGATTGAAGCCTCACAAACAATGTTGAATCAACTGAAAGGTATTGCTAAGGTTGGTAACTCGTTGAAGGCTGGTATCAATATTGAAGTAGAGGGTATAGGATTTTTCACTGATGTAGCCACTGTTGGTAAGGTTCCTGAGAGAGTTCATGGTAGGGAAGCTAAGGCTGATATCGTAATGAAGGACGCTCGTGGTAATGCACTGATGTATATCTCTCATAAAAAGGCTGGAGGTGCTGGTGCTTTCCAACAGTATGGTGGTGTATCTAAAAAGGCTGGAAATAGAACCAACGCAAACTTGATATATGATGATTCAGAAGTTCAACAATATTTGAATGATTTGTACACCCTTTATGAAGATGCAACGATGGGTGTCAATTCATATGAAGGAAATCCGTTTGATCGAAGTGGAAGGATAACGACTGGTAGAATCTACAGATTTGTAAACAGTCCAACTTTGATTGCAAGATCTGTATTTGGGCCAGATTATGGTAGATCGTTTGGTATTGATAATGTGCATTTTATTGCACAAGGAGACTTTAGATTTAGACCATATATTGACGAAGAAGGAGATATAAATTTCAAAATGTCTTTCTCTGAAAGATATGAAATCAACGGTGACATTGAAGATTTTAGTACAGGTAGATTAGAAAATCCATACAGGGCTGTATTTGTTTCTAGATCTGAGGGTGGAAAAAATACCGAAACACCTAGAGGAACCCTTAGAGGAATCCGAACTGGTATTTTTAATGTGAACTATCTGTCTGGGACCTCTGCAAACATCGATGCCATTTTGGCAAGTGGCCAGTCATTTCGCATGGGACTCTGAAGTCTGGTAAGATACTGGTATGGCCAAGAACACGCACCTAGAACACCTTGAAGACGACATCCTCAACCAGGGGAAACAAGGTGGTTTCAATTCGATCGCATTTCTCAAGGAACTTGGAGAAATGTTAACAAGACCACAGTCTAGTGTCAGGGTAACTACTAAATGGGATGGAGCCCCTGCCATTATTTGTGGAACTGATCCTGTATCTAAACGATTTTTTGTAGGAACTAAGTCCGTCTTTGCTAAGACAGCACCTAAGGTTATCTACTCTGCTGCAGATGCAGATAAAATGTATGAGGGTCAACTGGCCCAAAAACTGAAAGACTCATATGAGTATCTTTCCAAACTCAATATTCAGGGTGTGCTCCAAGGTGATCTTCTCTTTACGGATGACAAGGACACTCGCCTGGTCAACTATGAACAATGCGTTACGTTTCAACCCAACACTATTGTCTATGCAATACCTGTCAATAGTGACTTGGGTCGCCGCGCTCAACGTGCAAAACTGGGAATCGTTTTCCATACCACCTACGTTGGTCCCACCCTTGCGGACATGAACGCTCAGTTTGGAGCTGATGTTTCTCAATTACAGGATAATGCAGATGTGATGGTGTTCAGTTCTGATTTTCAGGACGTGACTGGTTCTGCCAACATGACTCCCCCAGAGAAACAACAGTTTGATACGTTGGTTCGTCGCGCAGAAGGATCACTAAAACAAGCTAGTTCATTCCTTGATCTTCTGGGTCAGTATGGTCAGAGTAAATTTATGATGAACAAGATGTTTAAGATCTTCTTCAACACCTATATTCGTCAAGGTAAATCAATCACTAATGCACAATCAGTTGTGCAGGACTACAAGAGATATTACTTCCAGACACTACAGACAGAGATTGATTCTAAAAAGACACAGGCAACAAAGGATAAATATTTACAAATGCGAACAGACGGACTCAAGTTCTTACAACAGAACGAACGGGCCGTTTACTTCACAGTTGCCTCATACATGAATTTGATTGAGGCTAAGAACTATATCATTCGCAAACTTGAGAAGGTCCAACAAATTGGAACCTTCCTTCGTAATGAGAATGGGTATCAAGTCACGGCTCCAGAAGGATTTGTGGCCATCCGTTCTGGTAACGCACTCAAGTTAGTTGATAGACTAGAGTTCTCAAGGGCCAACTTCACCGCAGACAAGAACTGGGACAAACCGTGAGTTTCTTTAAAAAAGTCAGAACTATCCTTGAGGCCCAAACGATGGCCTCTCAACAGGCCAAACAAATGGGTCTGACAGGAAATGACCATGGGGATTGGTATGATTCTGAGGGTAACCTCCGTGCCAAAACTGTTGGTGGTCGTCTCCAAATTTTCAAGGGTAAACAGGCCGCAAAACCAGAACAACCTGCACAGAAAGAAGATAAACCAAAAGACGAAGAAAGAACTTCTGATACGATTACTGTAGGATTTGGTCGTTTCAATCCTCCTACAATCGGTCACGAAAAACTCATCAATACGATTGCACAGACTGCTGGTAAGGGTGGTCAGTATCGTATTTATCCTTCACGGTCTCAGGATGCCAAGAAGAATCCATTGGATCCTTCTGACAAGGTTGGATACATGCGTCAGATGTTCCCTGATCATGCAAACTCAATCATTGATGATGAGAATACCAGAACTATCTTTGATGTATTGAAAGCCGCTCATGGAAAAGGATATTCCTCTGTCAATATTGTGGTTGGGTCCGATAGAGTTAAAGAGTTTGAAAACCTGGCCAACAAATATAATGGTCAGTTATACGACTTTAAGAAGATTAACATTGTATCAGCCGGCGAACGTGATGCCGATGCCGAGGGTGTCGAAGGTATGTCTGCATCTAAGCTACGTAAAGCAGCCCTAGAGGGTGATTATGATACTTTCCGTTCTGGTATCTCTAAGAATCTGAACGACAAGACTGCACAACAACTTTATAATACTCTCCGTAAGAACATGAAAGTTAAGTCTGAGGGTTGGGAGATTGCACCTAAATTGTTTCCCGATTCTCTCAGAGAGAATTACTTTACTCAAAAACTCTTTAAGGTGGGTTCTTGGGTAGAGAACATGAACCACGGTCTTATTGGAAAGATTGCCCGTCGTGGTGCAAACTATGTGATCGCAGTCACAGAAGACAACATCATGTTCAAGTCATGGTTGAAAGATCTTTCTGAGGTTTCTGATAAGGATCATAAACAGTTTGCAACCCCAGAATATACTGAATACACTGCATCTAAGGTTGCAGGACAATGGCCAATTATAAATAAACTTAGGTCACAGTATCGTAAAAATTATAGAAAGTCATGAAGGACTCCAGACAGGTTCGTTCTGAGTATCAGTCGTTTGTTGATGCTTATTCTAAGATCGCTGAAGCCTCTGTTCAACCAGAGGAAGATAGAAAGCGTCTGACAAGAGGCAATCCAGAAGGAACTCCTCGTGAGCCCCTTGGTGGTGATCGTCGCCCCATGGTGAAGGTTCGTAAGGAAGGTGCTTTCACAGAACAGGCTGAGAAGTATCAGATGTCTGTGAAACAGTTTGCCAGATTCGTCGAAGCGAATCAACTGTTGTTCTCTGTAGACACCCGTAAGAAGGCCCAGGTTGCTAATGCCTTCCAAGGTTTCAAAGAGAGTGCCGAGTGGGATGACTTCTTTGGTGATACTGAGATGGTCGCAGAGAACGTTTCGGCCCGAGCAAACATTAAGATTGGTCCTGGAACCCCGACGCAAAAGGTGGAGAAAGGAGTATCCAATGCACTTACGAATCTCAAAACAGGCAGCAATTTAGACACAAGCACAGGATCAGGTCCATCGACAAAGGTATCAGGAAGCGGTTCGATTAGTTATTCTAAATCTTTCGGTGGTGGTTCCAATAAACCAAAACCAAAACCCACATCTGGTTCAACCACTCCTCCAAAATCAACTAAAACGAGCACTACTCCCCGTCCTACTAATACGACATCAACTCCTACTCCTGCCAGACCTGTAAGAGTTCAAAATCCAGCTGCATCTGGTGGCGGTCGTGGTGGCCGTATGGAATCATATGAACTCACCGAGGCCGAGATTGAAATCAATAACATCATCCTTGAAGTAACTACCAAGGAAACCAAGTCTGGAACCAAGTATAAAATTCGTGTAAAACATAAGGAGAGTGGTTCTTCTTATGTTCGTTATGCAACCAGAGAGATGATCGCTCAGCTGCGTAACGATCCTAAGATTGCATCGGTTGAGATGACCGATGAGGGTGATGCACCTGAGGACAAGGGTGAAAAGAAAGCCCTTGAGAAGGGTGGTGGTGATCTTAAGAAGTCTGATGAAAAACAGGATACAAAACAGGCCGCTGAGAAGGGTGGTGGATTTGCAGGTAAAGTCAAGAAGAGAAGTGTAACCACCGAGGCCAAGAAACTTGATCCCGTTGGTAAAGAAGATGGTGACATCGACAACGATGGTGATGAGGATGCTTCCGATTCATACCTTGCAAATCGTCGTAAGACTGTTGCAAAGGCCATGGGTAAGAAGACCCACCTTTGTGCAAAAGACGTAAAGTATAAGGGTAAGAAGGCCAAGTGCATCCCTGAAATGCACACCATGTTGGAAGACGGAACCGTAACTCATTACGATATTCAGTTTGAAGATGGTGTCATTCTTGAGAACGTTGCAGTAGAGAACCTTGAAGTTGTCTATGCAGAGGCTCATGAACACTTCGATAACTACGCCAAGAACGCTGAAGTTCTGGGGGAGGGATCCTGCGGTTCTCCTCGTCGCATGAAGAAAAAGAAAGTTCTCTCTGATTGGAGAGAAGAAATGACTATGGATCAAATTGATCCTGAAGTTTTAGCCCAACTGGATGATAAAACACTTGCCAAACTTGGACTGATTGTTAAAAATAAAGTGACTATCAATCCTCCTATTGGTGAGTCTGTCAAGACTGAGTGTCCAAAGTGTGAGGGAAAAGGTTGCAAGCACTGTGACAACAAAGGTTATCACGCAGAAGAAAGTGAACAACTTGATGAGTTCCTGGGTGCAGGTGCTCAGAAAGCAGTTGATAGTGCAACCAAAAAACTCCAAGGTGGTCTGGAGAGAATGGGTGTTAAGATCAACCGCACTAAGAGATCCACTGTAACCAAAGATCAACAACAAAAGAAGATTCAACAGAACAACTCTTATGAGGCAGAAGGTGATCAACTTGATGAGTTTCTAGGTGGACAAGCTGGAGACGGATACATTGGTCATCCAAGACTCGGCATCAAGAATCCAATGGCCAAGAAACAAACACCAACTAAGACTAGTTCAAATACTGGACTTGCTGGAAGACTTGGTAATAGAGCATCCCAAATGGATGCCGCAATGAGGGCAGCAAGAGGACAATGAAAACATTCACTCAGTTTCAAGAGTTAATCGAAAAAACTCTTACCAAACCCGAAATGAAGAAACGTGAGGAAGTCGTCAAGTCAATGAAAAAGAAGGGTGACTTCTCCAAGTATGGTGATCGTGCAAAGGAAGTGATGTACGCCACTGCAACTAAGATTGCAAAAAAGAAGGCCTGATCGCTATATAGAGAGTAGCCGCTATTACTGTCATGTGGGCACTACTCTTCCCTGTTGCAAAATCTGTCGTACTTAAAGCTGTCGAATCAGAACAAGCCAAAAGACTTGTTGTTGAAGTCCTCAAGCGAATTGTGGCAAGAACGGATAACGATCTTGATGATCTTGCAGTAGAACACTTGGAAAAAGCTCTGTTCCCAGAGGGTTAATCTAAAGGGGGGTGTAAACCCTCCTTTTTTTATAAATAAATTATAGGAAAAGTTACTGTAGGAATTACCATGGCTCTCTGGGGCAATAACGATAATGTCACAGTTTCGGGAACTGTCACCATCAGTGGCACTACTGTAACTGGAAGCGCAACCACATTTACCGACTTCTCAGTGGGTCAAGTTATCACCGTAGGTGCTGGTCAAACTCAAGGTTTTGCTACGATCGTTGGAATTGCTAGCACAACTCTGATGACTATTGCTGATGTGGACGCTCTTGACACTGGAACTATCTCTGGTGCTTCTTATGTCATTGGTGATCGTCCAATGTATCTGGATGAAGATCCTGCTTTGGCTCCAACTTCTGCCAACGCTGAAAGATCTTATACTGGACGTGTTCATGCCACCGCAGCGAACACACCAAACAGAACTCACGTTGCTCATGCTGGTTGGGTTGGTGTTACCACTTATGTTGACACTCATGGCAATCTGAGAACCAAGAGTGAAGTCTACGTCGCTGCCTCTGGCATCACAACTGGAACTCATTCTGTTCTCCCTCCTAACAGCTGATAAATAAAGTCACGTTCTTTCGTGACTTATGCAATTTCATGAGTTGAACGAAGACAACTACATGATGTTCGCAATAAGGAATTATGATAATCCTCAGGCTATTACGTCTGAGGATTTTCACGATGATCTAAAGCGATTCAAATACATCAAACGTTTACTTCGTCGATACAAAAAAACAGGGGTACTAAAGACCCATCTCCTATTGAATCACTTTATAAGTGTGTACAATGTTTTCGGAGACGCGGCCACACCTTTACTTTTTTATAAAATAGATAAGGATCTTTGGAGTTCAATGAAGTCCTTCGTGATCTATCTCGGCCGACTTCCTGAATATCCAAAAACAACACTACATGATGTCATTGTTGACCTGGAAGTTTACAAGTCTCTGACTCAAGTATGATGGATTATCGTCTCGATAGGGTTATACAATACTTCCGCGAGGAAGGTATGAGTGTTGGTGCTGCTGGATTTACCAGTGCAGCCGATGCGAAAGGTCCTGTCGCGGGTTATGATCCAACACTTAATAATGTAGACATGAGGAAAAAGAGATATAAGAATTATCCGAAACAGTACGTTTCGTTCTACCGTAGACTCCAGAATGGAAAAGGTGTTTATGGAGCCACCAATGGAAGTGCATCCTGATTGTCAAGTTAAGGTTGCAGTTTTAGAAGAGAGAATCGATAATTTCGAACGACTTTTTGCGCGCCTAGACACGGCGATTGATAAAATTATTGAGGTAAATAATAATGTGTCTAGGGTGCTTGCGGTTCATGAGGAACGACTGAGCAAGCAGGAGCGTGTAGATGAGGTATTATTCAGTAAGATTGATCAGCTCCGCGATGCGATGGATAGAGACCATGCAGGAGTGTTACAACGTCTCCAACTCCTTGAACGAAAGTTATGGGCCGCCGTTGGAGGACTTGCAGTCGTGGCCTTCATGGGAGGTGGAGGACCAGGAATGGTCATGAAAATCTTGCAGGCAGACGCTGGACGTGGTATGATGGATACAACCCAGTTTGCGTCCATTGAACTACATCGACACCAAGTACATCAACCTGGTCTCAGTCCGACTGATTAAGTTCGCTGAGAAGAAGAAGGGTTTATATAACTTCCGATGCCCCTACTGTGGGGACAGTCAGAAGTATAAGAACAAGTGTAGAGGTTATCTCTTCGTCAAGAAGAATGACTTTATCTTCAAGTGTCACAACTGTGGTGTAGGACGCACTCTGGCCAATTTCTTGAAGGATCAGGACACAAACCTTCACGATCAATACGTCCTGGAAAGATATAAAGAAGGACTGACTGGGAAGGGATCTAACACTCCCAATCCAGTCTTTAATATTCCCAAACCTAAGTTTAGATCCAAAGACATTTGTTCTGAACTGACCAAGGTGTCTGATCTAAATAAAGAACACTTTGCCCGAGGTTATCTCCTTGGACGGGGTATGAAAGACTTGTCAAAGTTCTATTTTTGTCCCAACTTTGTTGAATGGACAAACAAACATAAACCAACTTTTGACAAGTCTATGAAGGATGAACCTAGGGTCATCATTCCTTTGAGAGATGAGAAAGGCCGATTGTTCGGATATCAAGGACGAGCTCTTAATGCAGACTCCAAACTCCGATACATTACTGTCATGCTCGATGAGGATGCCCAGAAAATCTATGGACTTGACAAAATTGATTCATCAAAGGATGTCTACGTCACAGAAGGACCATTTGACTCCACTTTCCTTGGGAACAGTATTGCTATGTGCGGTAGCGATGTTGACCTGCGCGGTTACAATTATCAGTTCGTATACGTCTACGACAACGAACCAAGAAACCGACAGATCGTTGAGAAGATTGCTAGAACCGCCGAGCAAGGTCATAAGGTAGTGATCTTTCCCAAAGAGGTTCTGGAAAAGGACCTAAATGATATGGTTCTTGCTGGACGAGATGTTCAAAAGTTGGTAGAATCCAATACTTATAGTGGTCTAGAAGCTAAACTCAAACTTAACGAATGGAAGAAGGTATGACGAACGGTATCAAAGTCAAAAAAAGAAATGGTTCTATTGAACCTATTGATCTTGATAAGATGCACAAGATGGTAGAGGCTGCCTGTGAAGGCCTTGCTGGTGTCTCTGCTTCTCAAGTTGAAATTCAGTCTGGTATTCAATTTTATGATGGTATCACCACTGGTGAGATTCAAGAGATCCTTATCCGTAGTGCCAGCGATCTTATCGATCTGGATCATCCTAACTATCAGTTCGTCGCTTCACGACTTCTGCTCTTTGCGGTTAGAAAAAGCCTTTATGGGAGGATGAAAGAGGTCCCCAGTTTGGTGGATCATGTGAACTCTTGTGTAGCCGCACGGGTTTATGATCATGCGATCTATGATAAGTATTCTTTAGAAGAGATCCAACGTGCTGATACTTGGATCGATCACGATCGTGACTTCTTGTTCACTTATGCAGGCCTGCGTCAGGTCGTTGATAAGTATCTGGTACAGGATCGTAGTTCTGGTCAAGTCTACGAGACTCCCCAGTTCATGTATATGATGATCGCTCTCACCATGTTCGCTGAGTATCCTAAGGATACGCGCATGGATTACGTTCACCGTTACTACAATGCAATCTCGAAACACCGAATCAACATTCCCACACCTATCATGGCGGGGGTGCGAACTCCACTTCGACAATTTGCTAGCTGTGTCCTTGTTGACGTTGATGACACCCTCGATAGTATCTTTACTAGCGATATGGCTATTGGCCGATACGTTGCACAAAGGGCGGGTATCGGTATCAACGCAGGTCGCATCCGCGGCATCAACGCTAAAATCAGAGGCGGAGAGGTTCAACACACAGGTGTGGTCCCCTTCCTCAAAAAGTTTGAGTCAACTGTCAGATGTTGCACTCAAAACGGGATCAGAGGTGGGTCAGCGACTGTCCACTTTCCTATCTGGCACCAAGAAATCCAAGACATCATCGTTCTAAAGAACAACAAAGGTACTGAGGATAACCGTGTCCGCAAACTTGATTACTCCATCCAGATCTCCAAACTTTTCTACGAAAGGTTTATCTCAAATGGGGACATTACTCTCTTTAGTCCTCACGATGTTCCTGGGCTTTATGACGCTTTCGGTACTCCTGAGTTTGATGAACTATATGTACGATACGAAACAGACACGTCGATCCCTAGAAAAACCGTTGGTGCTCAAGAACTGATTCTTGATCTTCTCAAGGAACGTGCAGAGACTGGTCGTGTTTATATCATGAACATTGACCACTGTAACTCTCACTCTTCCTTCAAAGACAAGGTGAACATGAGTAACCTTTGTCAGGAAATTACCCTCCCCACAGATCCTCTTAATCACATCGATGATGAGTATGGTGAGATTGCTCTGTGTATTCTCTCTGCCATCAACGTTGGTAAGATTAAGAACCTTGGTGAACTTGAGGAACTGTGTGATCTGGCCGTCCGTGGTCTGGAAGAACTGATTGACTATCAGGAGTATCCAGTCAGGGCTGCGGAACGAGCCACAAAGGCGCGGAGATCCCTTGGAATCGGTTATATTGGTCTTGCACACTATCTTGCTAAGAATGGTGCTGGATATGGTGATCAGAAGGCCTGGAATCTGGTCCATGAACTCACTGAGGCCTTCCAATATTATCTGTTGAAGTCCTCCAACAAACTGGCCCAAGAGAAGGGTTGGTGTCACGATTTCGGTCGCACCAAGTATGCTGATGGTATTCTGCCCATCGATACATACAAGAAGGATGTAGACGAGATTGTTGCAAACGAACTGAAGTATGATTGGGAAGCTTTACGTGCCGACATTCTCACACATGGACTCCGACATAGCACGTTGTCCGCACAAATGCCTTCTGAGAGCAGTTCCGTTGTGTCAAATGCCACAAACGGAATTGAACCACCTAGAGACTACTTGTCCATTAAGAAGTCAAAGAAGGGGCCTCTTAAACAAATTGTTCCACAGTACAACTCTCTTAAAAATAATTACACTTTACTTTGGGATATGCCTGACAATCGCGGCTATATTAATGTGGTCGCAGTCATGCAGAAGTTCTTCGACCAGGCCATCTCTGGAAACTGGAGTTACAACCCAGAAAACTATCCCGACAACGAAGTCCCTGTGTCCGTGATGGCAAATGACTTTTTGACTACATACAAATACGGTTGGAAGACTTCGTATTATCAAAATACGCATGATCTCAAGACCGATGAGGTGGAGACAAAACCAAGTGTTGATGATATAATTAGTCAACTGTTAACCCAAGAAGAGGAAGAGGCTTGTGAATCCTGTGCAATTTAAACTCAGAGCCGAAGATCGACCCAACATTACTGGAATGACGGTCTTCAACTCCGAGAAGGTAGATACCAAAAAACAACCAATGTTCTTTGGTAAACCTCTAGGAGTTCAGAGGTATGACAGTTACAAGTATCCAATCTTCGATAAACTTACCACACAACAACTAGGTTACTTCTGGAGACCTGAAGAGGTGTCTCTCCAGAAGGACCGTGGTGACTATCAGTCATTGCGCCCCGAACAGAAACATATCTACACTTCTAATCTGAAGTATCAGATCATGTTGGACAGTGTTCAGGGTAGAGGTCCTGGGATGGCTTTCATCCCATTCTGTTCTCTGCCTGAACTGGAGGCGGCCATGACTGTGTGGGAGTTTATGGAGATGATCCATAGTCGCTCATACACATATATTATCAAAAACGTATACCCAAACCCTTCGGAGGTTTTTGACACGATTACAGAGGATCCTGCGATCCTTAGACGTGCTGAAACTGTGACCGCTGCATATAATGAGTTTATCAACGCCGCACAAATGTGGGGTAGTGGTAACCAGTGGCAACACGCAAATGAGGGTGTACCTGCAGCTAAAGAAGAACTTTATGAACTCAAGCGCAAACTCTATCGTGCCGTTGCGAACGTCAACATCCTGGAAGGAATTAGATTCTATGTCTCCTTCGCGTGCTCGTTTGCATTTGGAGAACTTAAGCTCATGGAGGGATCAGCTAAAATCATCTCTCTTATTGCCAGAGACGAAAACCAACACTTAGTTCTGACTCAGAACATTCTGAACAAGTGGCGCGAGGGTGATGATCCTGACATGGTTAAGATCGTCAAGGAAGAGGAAGAGAATGTCTATGACATGTTCCGCAAGTGTGTTGAAGAGGAACGTCAGTGGGCCGAGTATCTGTTCAAGGACGGATCCATGATCGGTCTGAACGATAAACTGTTGTGTAAGTATGTGGAGTGGATTGCCAATCGTCGTCTGAAGGCCATTGGTATGAAACCCATCTATGATGTTCCTGCAAATAACAACCCACTCCCCTGGACACAACACTGGATCTCCTCTAAGGGTCTTCAGGTTGCGCCACAGGAGACTGAGGTGGAGTCCTATGTGGTTGGTGGTATCAAACAAGATGTTAAGAAGGATACTTTCAGTGGCTTTAAACTCTGACGACTGGAAATTCAAACTCCTTGCAGATCCAAAGTTCCCTTTGACAGAGGCCCAAATGCGGGTCCTGTCAAAGGGACCTTCTAGTTTGTCTGAGGCCTGGATTATTCAAGCCTTGAAATATAAATATAACATAGGAAAAGCACTGGGCAGATGAAGACCTTTAAACAATTTACTGAAGAACTTAGTTTGTTTGAACAACCAACTAAGAAAAAACCTGGTGTTTATGGTCAGGTTGGTGGACTAGAACTTGGCACCAATCCTGGCAAAGAACAGGATGTTGGTTACAGAATTGGTAGAGGTTTTACGGGAGCATTGAAGGACCTCGGCCCAGGACTTCTTGGTCAACTCCAAGGAAAAGATAATGCTGCTCTACAGAGACAAAGAGCAAGGGCTCAAGCACTTACAAGGTTAGTAACCACTGGTCAATTAGCTAAACCTGGTTTAGACCCCAAAGTACAACAGCAAATTGATAAGAATACCAGAGATCGTCAAACGATGAATCCTACCGATTATTTTGGTACTGGAACAACTACTCGAAGAGGTCAGGGTAGTAGACCATTAGGATCGACCACACAGAGACAGGGTGGTGCCGTTAATCCAACTAATGCAAATGCACCTGCTCCTTCTAGACAAGCATCTACTGCACCTGCACCTAGAACTGCCGCCAAACCCTTTGTGAAACAGACGGGTGATAAGGCGAAGGATCAGGCAACATGGGCTAAGGCAAATCCTGCTGCTGCCGCTGCGGAGAAGAAGAGGAAAGCATCGCGTAATCCTTTAATGGATAGAACCTTTGGTTATCAGAAAGGTCAGGGAGGTTCAACCCTTAACAAGGCATCAGATCTTGCTGCTCTGCAGGCAAAGGCAAAAGCAGATACGATTAGTCGATCACCAAACGCTGCTAGGATTAATAGAAGATTGGGACTGTGATAAGAAGGGGGCCTTGACCCCCTTTCTTTTTGTCTGTAGAATAACTCTGCCAGGGTTCAAGAGACAGCTATAAATATCTCTAAGAACATTAGAGATTATGACTGAGGTAGATTATGAGAACCCCTGGATTTTTAAGGAATCACCTTTTCTATCTGAGGACATTGGTGATTATTTCGGTTTTGTCTATCGGATCACAAATCTT